CTTTTTATTGGTCTAGCACCATATTCTTCTTGTGAATTTAATTCAAAAATACGGTTAGAGACACTTTTATCAACAGACATCTTATATTTCTTTTCTTTAAGTCTGTTAATGAGTTTATTCAATTCGATACCAATAATTCTTTTAAGGACATCCGCATTTAATTTGTTAAATAAAACAATATCGTCTATTCTATTCAAAAATTCTGGGTTAAAATGTTGTTTCAAAGATTTTTGAATAATTGTTTTTCTGACTTCATATAATTGTTGGTCACTACTAGAAGTTGAAAATCCAATACCAGATCCATGTTCCGCAACTTTTTTGGCACCGATATTAGATGTCATTATAATGATGGTATTGTTAAAACTAACAGTTCTACCAAAAGAATCAGTTAATTGACCATCATCCAATATCTGTAAAAGAATATTAAACACATCTTTATGAGCCTTCTCCACTTCGTCAAACAATATAACTGAAAAAGGATTATTTTTCACCTTTTCTGTTAGTTGTCCACCTTCATCATATCCAACAAAACCTGGGGGTGAACCAATTAGCTTAGACACATTATGTCTATCCATATACTCACTCATATCTATCCTTATTATTTTATTTGGATCACCAAATAAAAGTTCGGCCAATGATTTTGCTAAAAATGTTTTACCAACACCTGTTGATCCTAAGAAAATAAATGAACCTATGGGTTTATTCATATCCTTAATCCCAACTCTATTCCTTCTAATAGCTTTAGATATTGTCATAATAGCCTCATCTTGACCTATTATTTTAGAAGAAAGTATTTCTTCCATACTTAATAACTTTTGGCTTTCTTTTGTGTCAAGTTTACTGATTGGTACACCAGTCATTTCAGATATAATCTCATAGACATCATTAATATAAACAGGTGTTTTATTATTTGTCTGATTATTCTTCCATTTTTCTTTTTCGTCCTCCAGTTTCTTTAAGACCTTTCTTTCATCATCACGAAGTTTGGCCGCTTGTTCGTAATTCTGACTTTTAACAACCTGAATTTTCATTTCTTTAATTTCTTCAGCCTCTTTTCTTAATTTTTCAATACTGTCAGGTATTTTACTAGCAACTCTTTTTTCTGAACCTAATTCATCCAAAACATCTATAGCTTTGTCTGGAAATTGTCTATCTCTAATATAACGATTAGACATATTAACAATTGTCTCAATCACATCGTTTTCATATGTAACCTTATGAAAAGTTTCATAAGACGGTTTTAAATTATTTAAAATTTCAACGGTCTCTTCTGGTGTTGGTTCGGTTAAAACAATCTTTTGAAATCTCCTCACCAACGCACCATCCTTCTCTATTGATTTTTTATATTCGTCAAATGTCGTTGCACCAATACATTGTATTTCACCCCTAGCTAAAGCCGGTTTTAGAATGTTAGCGGCATCCATAGAACCACTCGCATTACCCGCACCAACCATTGTATGTAATTCATCAATAAAAACAATTACATTCGGAGCCTCTCTTAGTTCATTCAAAATTGCTTTTATTCTTTCTTCAAATTGACCACGGTACTTTGTACCCGCAACAAGTGATGTGAGATCTAATGACATTATTCTTTTATCAATTAAATTGGCGGGGCACTCACCTTTATAAATTAACAACGCCAATTTCTCAACAAGTGCAGATTTACCGACACCGGCTTCCCCAACAATAACAGCATTGTTTTTTTTCTTTCTACTAAGAATTTGTGCAATTCTTTTAACTTCTTTATTTCTACCTACAATAGGGTCTATTTTACCTTCTTCAGCCATTCTAATAAGATCTCTGGAGAAGTTATCTAATATTGGTGTATTAGAACCTTTCTTATTCTTCTTTGGTTGGTTGGTTAGTGGAGCATCTTCAAAAAAATCTACTGACATAGTTAAAAGTTTAATTAAACAAATGTATCATTATTTTTTTTGAAAAACAAATCATGACATAATGTAAGAATTGGAATATAAAAGTATAATTTTTATGACATAATGACTTAATTTTTTCATTGGTATTCATTTTGTTTAATGACTTGTAAACCAAAAACTTATGTTAACATTATTTAGAGATCCATTTAACAGTATCTTTGACGAGGTCTTAGATACTCAGGGTTTTTTTAAAACCCCACAAATTAATATTCGTAAAATTGATAACGAATATAAGTTACTAATGAGTGTACCAGGTCTTACTAAAGAAGACATAAAAATTTCCACAAAAGAAGGAGTTTTAACAATTTCTTATAAAAAAGAGGAGAAAGACGATAAAACTCAATTTGTAAGTAGTTTTTATAAAACTTATACACTACCTGAAGATGCCAAAGAAGAACATATTAAAGGTAAAGTGGAGAATGGTGTGTTGGAACTAACAATTCCAACGGATCAAAAAAAATCTTTAGAAAGACTAATATCACTCAACTAGGATTAACCCCGTCAAAAGACGGGGTTTTTCTTTATGTCTCAATATTTATATTGTAAAATAAACTATTTTTTTATTTGATTTTTTTTGATTATATTAAGAAAAAAACATTATGAGTATCATTTCAGAAAAAATCGAAGGAAAAGTAATTGAAATAACAATTAACTCTTCAAATTTAAAATCGGCCAAATATGAAACCGATAGTGAGTTACTTGAGATTACGTTTAATAATGGATCGGTTTACGAATATTCAAACGTACCTCATAAAGTATTCACTAAATTTAGATTAGCAGAGTCACAAGGAAGATTTTTTAATCAAAGTATTGGAAGATCATATAGTTACAAAAAAGTGAAATGAGTTTAGTCGATGAATTAAATGAATATTCTAAAGAAGATGAAAAAATTGTAGGTTCTTTCAAATCTAAGGAAAGATTGTGTGATGACATATTCAAGAAAAAAGACGGTGAGTATGTTATGCACAAACAAGTCAGATCAAAGTTGTTAGAGATTGCAGATGATTTTATGGATCATCTAGGTATAGAATTCTTTATACATGATGTAACATTAACTGGTTCTTTATCAAACTTTAATTGGTCTGAATATTCAGATGTGGATCTTCACATTTTAATAGATTTTGATGAATTAAACTATAGTGTGGAATTAATTAAAGAGTTTTTTGATGCAAAAAAGAATATTTGGAATAAGAATAGAAAAGTAAAAATAAAAGAATTTGATGTTGAGATTTACGTACAAGACGTAGATGAACCACATGTATCATCTGGTGTTTACTCAATATTAAATAATAAATGGCTCATAGAACCACAAAGAAAATCCCATAATATTGATGATAAAAAGATCTTACAGAAATCTGATGAATTTGTAAGAAAAATAGATAAATTGGTTAAATCTAAAGATAGTCCCGAGGAAATATTAAAGACCATTGATCGTTTAAGAGAAAGACTTAAATCATTTAGAAAAGCGGGGTTAGACTCTGGTGGAGAATATTCATATGAAAACTTAACGTTTAAATTATTAAGAAGGGGTGGGTATATCCAAAAACTAATGGATCTTAAAGATACCCTTACTAATAAAAAATTATCGATAGAACGTTAATTATCCGTATTTTTTATGATATCTATGTATTTATAGAATAATAATTTTATTAAAATTAATGCAATGGGAGAATATAAACCTATAGGTAGTGAGAAATTAGACGGTGATGAAAAGTTAAAAAGAATCCTCGAACTCACATACTTTAACCAAAAGAAAAGTAATAATAAAACTTACAAACCAGAATTAGTAAAAGAATCTAAGGCTGGTGGTATCTATGCTATTGTAAAAGAAAAGGATGGGTATCATGTAAAAAGAGGTTTAAATGAACAATCTCTTGATTACATTGGTGGTTTATTTATGAAAAATAAAAATAGATTTAATTCATATAATGAGGCTTTAAAAAGACTTGAGTTGTTAAAGGGTCAAGAAGAATTACAGGAAGCAACAAAGTATGTTTTAAAACAAAATAAACCTATTGATCAGTCATTACCAGAGCCCGAGGTTTCAATGCCCGCTCCAGATGCTGGATCAGCAGACTCTTTACCTCCCGCACCAGAAGCAACTGCACCAGAAGGTGCTCCAGACATGCCTTCATCTGAACCTAGTTCAGTATCTTCTTTAGAACCTGAGACATCACCTGAAGGTGGTGAAGAAACAGAAAAAAGTCCTGAAGAAGCAAAACGTTCTGATTATATGTCAGAAGTTCAAAAGTATGCGGGTAAATTAGGACAAGAATTAAGAGATCAAAAAGAAAAAATGGAAGGTGATGATATTAAGTATGTTCTTAACATGATAATATCCGCTGTAGATTTAGATAAATTAGACTTAGAAGATTTGGAAGAAATAGGTAAGAATTTTGAAAGGGATGAGGATGAGGAATCTGGAGAGGAATCTCCTGAATCAGAGGAACCATCTACAGAACCTGAACCAGAATCATCTGAAGTACCGGCACCAGTTGCTGAAACGGATTTAAATGAAGAAGATCCTATGGCTGCTTTAGATGAATTCATTAATACAAAAATTGAAACAAAAGAATCTGTACCATTAAAAGATATGTCTGACTTGGGTGAAACAGATGATGTTGTTGAATTAGATTTAGATGAAATTCAGTCTCAAATAAATCAAAGTGTTAGTGAAATCTTAAGAAAACATCTACCAAAATAATGAAATTGATATATGTTAACGAGATTGGTACCGACTATAGAGGTCAGAAGCAATATGAATTTATTTTCAGTAAATCTTCTGAACTAGATATTGAGTCGTGGTTTACAATTCCAGCGTCATCAGTACATGGATCCAAGTCTCCAAACATAGAATATATTGATTTAGTTGGTCTATTAAAAAATTCAGATATAGAATTAGAATTAATCCAAAACTCCGATTATTTTGGAGTTATTGACGCCGTAGATGGTGTCATTGCTTTGTGTTGGGAAAAGTTTGATATTGATTCTGATAACCAAAGATTAAAATTCATGTTTGGTGAGTCATTGGACTCCGTTAACAAAAAATTAAAAGAGAGAAATTTTTTTCTCTATAATGAAGAAATTAAATTTAAAAAAATATGAAAAGAGGACAATACATTTCCGCATTAATAAAAGAAGGTTTTAGTGAAAAAACTTTAGTAAAATTTTCTGATAATCAAATTAAACAATTACATTCTAGAGTAATACGTGAGCAGGGTTATGGTGCTACGTCAACACAGACAAGTTCATCAGCATCCTCTAAAACACCAAATGTACCACACGTAAAAGCTGGAAGTCCAGATGAGAAAATGTTAAAATCACAAGGAAAAACATATATCACTTATGAAGGTGATATGGGTGAATCTAAAAAATTAACAGACAAACAAAAGAAAATTGCAAAAAAAGCTAAACCGACTAATGTTATAAATGCAAAAGATTTTGAGGTTTTAAGAAAAGAGAAAAAAGAAAAAGTGGAGGAATCTAAAAAAGATAAAAAATGGATTCAAAAAGCTATCGATCCCAAGAAAAAAGGATCTTTGAAAAAAGCATTAGGTGTAAAAAAGGATGAAAAAATACCATCAGGTAAATTACAAGTGGCTTCCAAAAAAGGTGGTAAACTAGGTAAAAGAGCGAGACTCGCTAAAACATTAAAAAGTTTAAATGAAAACGAAATGTTAGATTTTTTCGAAAGTGTATTAGCCAAAAAATATCATCCATTTACATCAAAAAGTGAAATTTTAAATTTAATAAGTGAAAAATTAAACGATAATAAATTACCCGATTTCTTTACTTATGATGCGATAAAAAAATCTGATAAATCTTCAGATTTACAAGAAAAAAAGAACAAACCAAAAGAGGAACCAAGTAAACCAGGTACAAAAGAAAAAGAGAAAGAAAAGGAAAAAAAGAGAGAAAGACCAAGTACACCATATAGAACAAATCCAGATTATGATCCAGATCCTAAAGGATTAAAAAAATAATTATGAAAAAGTTCACAAAAAGGACCTTATTATCTGTAATTAAGGAAAATATTAATGAGAGGGCTATGGATTTTGATAGTCCAGATAGACCTCATGCAGATATCACCAGATCTTTAAGTACTGGTGATACTCCATTAAAAAAAGTTCCAATGCCGAGAACTGGTAACCCTAATCAAAATTTCCAAGAACTTTTAGCGTCAGAAAGATACAGAGAAGTAATTGCAACACTTAATAGATACCTTGGAAATAGGGCTGGTGTACAATCAGGTAGTAGTGGTTATTTACAATTAACAAGTCTAATTCTACAAAATTTAACTAGGGTAAGTCAATTGGAAATGGTGCACAAAGAAGAGTTAGAAAAACTGGCGGTTGAACTTGTATGTAAAGAAACTGGTGTACCGGAAAATGCGATTGAATTTGATGTAAAATTAATGTCATTTGGTCAAATCCCTAATCCTGGATATAGACGAGATAGACCAAATCAACAAAATGAACCAGAGGTGGATGTGGATACGGATGATGAGGAAGAACAGGGTGAACCTATGGATCAAGATGAACCTACAGAGGAAGAAGTAAATGCGGAAAGACAAATTTTTAATGATTTAAAAAATTTAAATTTAGAGAAAGCTAAACAAAGAATGATAAACGCAATGATCCAAGGTGGAGCTAAAAAGGGTCATTATATGTTTCATTTGGTGGAGGATCGTTTGACTCAGATCACTGGGGACAGAAATATAATTAATATGTATGGTCTTATGATGTCAATTCTAGATCTTGGGTATTGGCAATTAGGGAACGCCGACATAGCTCGAAATATCCCTCAAGCAATGGATAGTGGTAGTGCGGGTACGGTGAAAGTGGAGAAGTCCAATATGAGAATAAGTGGTGGTGAAGATGATGAAGAAGGTGGTGAGGAACAAACCAACGATTTCAAACCAAAAGTAGTTGCTAGAGGATTTATTTTTCCAGTTCTGGTACATGAAATATTAAAAGGTGTTTTAGAAGTATTAGCTATTCAACAGAGAATTCCAACAAATTATGGTGAGGTTAGGGCTAGTGAAAATACTTTAGAAAAAGAAATATGGGATTTAAGATTAGGTCCTCCAATATGGAATAGAATTAGATCTCAATTTCCAGAAGAAATATTGGTCGATGAAAATCTAAGAGAATTACAAAACTATATGCTCAATCATATCTTTAATTTACCTGCAAGAAATTTTCTTGTATTAACAAGAGAATTACTAGGTAAAACAGAAAGAGGTAGGGTAATGGTTCAAGAACTTTTTACTAGTTTAAGACAAATGTTTAACGATGCGGAATATGATGAAAGTATGGAGAGATTTAATAATGAATTAAATGCTGCGTCGGATGAGATTGATGATGATGAATTGGAAGATTTCTTAGGCGACCTAGGAATAGGTTTATCAGAACCTGATTAAGAAGTGGGTAAAACCACTTTTTTGTTATATAACAAATAATATGAATCAAAAAATTGAACAACTTAAGGAATACGCAAGGATTATTAAGGACACACCTTATGCTCTTAAAACTTATTTACAAACATATGACAATACCCAGAAAAAATTTGTTCCTTTAGAGTTATTTCCAGATCAAATACAATTAATTAAAGATTACGAGGATTATAATGAAAATATAACTAGAAAATATAGACAAGCTGGTGTGACAACAGTTACTGCCGCGTGGATTTCTAAAAAACTACAAACCGCAAAACCAGAAAACCCTGAAAGAGTTTTGATTATTGCGAACAAAAGAGATACCGCAATAGAAATGGCCAATAAAATAAGAGCTTTTTTAGATCAATGGCCCGAATGGATAAATGTTGGATTTCACCCTGATAAAAATTCAGAAAGTAGATTTAGATTAAATAATGGTTGTGAAGTTAAAGCGGTTGCAACCTCAGCGGATGCGTTACGTGGTTATACTCCAACAATACTAATATTTGACGAAGCTGCATACATTGAAGCTGGTGATGATTTTTGGGCAGCATCTATGGCGTCACTATCAACAGGTGGTAAAATTATCCTAATATCAACACCCAATGGTTTTGACCCAATTTATTATGCGGTTTATGATCAAGCAATAAGAAAATTAAATGATTTTCACATAACAGATTTAAGATGGTTTAAAGATCCTAGGTACTCTAAAGATTTAAGATGGGTTAAATGTAATGATATTATACATTACATGTTAAATCGTGAACAATATAATGATGACGAGGTTGTTATGTATGATTTTGATATTGAAAAATATCAAGAGTACATTGAGGGTGGGTATAAACCATATTCATCATGGTTTGAATCAATGTCAAAGAAATTCAAGTATGATCGTAGAAAGATTGCACAGGAATTAGAGTGTGACTTCTTGGGATCGGGTGATGGGGTGATTCCAACAGAGGTGCAGGAAAACATTGCAAAAAACATGATAAAGACCCCTAAAGAAAAATACATGGCAGGAACTTTATGGCAGTGGAAAGAACCCATTCAAGGTCATAGATATATTATGGGTGTTGATGTGAGTCGGGGTGACAGTGAAGATTTTAGTTCAATTAATATTATTGATTTTGACGAAAGAGAACAAGTATTAGAGTACGTTGGTAAGATACCCCCCGATGATTTAGCTTCAATATGTTATAAATGGGGAATACTATATGATTGTTTTATTGTTATTGATATTACTGGTGGTATGGGAATTGCAACTAGTAGAAAATTACAAGAAATGAATTATAAAAATCTTTTTATTGATGGTATCAATACTCAGAATATTTGGGAATACAATAGAAAGGTTATGGAAAAAATTCCCGGTATTAACTTTAATAACAAGAGAACACAAATTATTGCAGCATTTGAAGAACAAGTTAGAAAAGGATTTGCTATTAGATCTAATAGATTATTAAATGAATTAAACACATTTGTTTATATAAATGGAAGACCTGATCATATGAAAGGTGCTCATGATGACAGTATTATGAGTTTATCTATGGCCATTTACGCGGGTGATATTTCATTTAATTTACTTAAACGAAATGAGTCCGCGAATAAAGCTATGATTGAATCATGGACGTTATCGGAAAGAACATACGAATCAAACAAAACATTTTATTCATACGGATCCACTTTAGATCCAATAGGTTCAATACAGACTGATCCTAGTTTTTTTCATAAAGACAATCCCACAAAAGTACCTAAAGATGCTTATAATCAATATTCTTGGTTATTTGCTAAGGGAAAATAATATTTCTATTATCGAGAATTAAGTTTATATTATATAAAAAGTATTTATATACATGGCGGACAATCAAAATTTAACAATTTTTCAAAAACTAACTAGAATGTTTGGTTTCCCTGGTCAAGTAAAACCAGAGGATAGACCTAGTTTTAAATTCTCTAAAGATGAGTTATTAAAAACAACTAGTAGGGAAGATTTTGAGAAGTCACTATTACAGGCTCAACAAACGCAGTACATTAGTGATAAATGGACCAAATTAGAACAATCATTATACAATCAATCAGTTTATTATGAACCAAATAGATTGGCAGCGTATTACGATTATGAATCAATGGAGTTTACCCCCGAAATTTCAGCGGCGTTGGACATATATTCTGAAGAATCAACAACAATGTCTGAAAAGGGGGAAATATTAACAATATATTCAGAATCAGATAGAGTAAAAAAAGTTTTAGAAGATTTATTTGTAAATAAACTTGATATAAACACCAACTTACAAATGTGGACTAGGGGTCTCTGTAAGTATGGGGACAATTTTATTTATTTAAAAATAGATCCGAAAGAAGGTATTATTGGTTGTCAACAATTACCAAATATTGAAATTGAAAGAACGGAAGGTGCGGTATCTAAACCTCACAGTGATAAGTCTTCAAAAATACCTAATAGGGAATTGAGATTTATGTGGAAAAACAAAGACATGGAATTCCAATCTTGGGAGATAGGTCATTTTAGATTACTTGGGGACGATAGAAAATTACCGTATGGTACTTCCATGTTAGATAAAATAAGAAGAATTTGGAAACAACTTCTATTAGCGGAAGATGCAATGTTAATCTATAGAACAACAAGAGCACCTGAAAGAAGGGTATTTAAAGTGTTTGTTGGTAATATGGATGATAAAGATATTGAGGCATATGTACAACGTGTTGCGAGTAAGTTTAAAAGAGATGCCGTACCAGATCCAAGAAATGGTCAGGTTGACATGAGATACAATCAGATGGCTGTTGATCAAGACTACTTTATCCCTGTTAGGGATCCTGCTCAAGCAACACCAATTGAGACGTTACCTGGTGCACAAAATTTAGGTGAGATTGCGGATATCGAATATATTCAGAAAAAGTTATTAGCGGCATTAAGAATACCTAAAGCATTTTTAGGATTTGAGGAGGTTGTTGGTGAGGGTAAAACACTGGCATTAATGGATATTCGTTTTGCGAGGACAATTAATAGAATACAAAAATCCTTAATACAGGAATTAAACAAAATTGCTTTAATACATTTATATCTTTTAGGTTTAGAAGATGAATTAAGTAATTTTTCACTTTCATTGACAAACCCATCTGCTCAATCGGATTTATTAAGAATTGAACAATGGAAAGAAAAAATAACCTTATATAAGGATGCAACTTCTGATCAATCACAAATAGGTATTTTACCAGTATCACATACATGGGCGAAGAAAAATATTTTAGGTATGAGTGATTCTGAGGTTATACTTGACTTACAACAACAAAGACTTGAAAGGGCAATGGGTTGGGAGTTACAACAAACTAATGTTATTATTAGAAGATCTGGGGTATTTGATGATGTTGATAAAAAGTATGGAATACCTGAAGAAGAACGTAAGAAGATTGAAGCGGAGGGAGGTAAACCTGAACAAGGTGGTGAAATGGGTGGATTAGGTGGATTAGGTGGTGGAGCACCAGAACCAGCTCCCGCACCAGCACCAGCACCTCCGGCGGGAGGTGAACCACCATTAAGTGAGTCAAAAAAAGACAATATTTTTGGTGAGTCAATAAAAATTGATGATTTATTTGATTTCAAAAAGGCTCAAGTGAATATTTATGAAATAGAGAATAAATTAAAAGACATATTAAAAGAAGAAAAATGAAAAAATTCGGTGTTCTAAAATCCAAAATATTAAAAAAATTAACTGAATCTTATTCTAAGGGAAACAAAGATGAGATGAAAGAAATTTTAAAATCTCTTAAAGAAAACAAAGATTTTAAAGATCTTTATTTGTTCTATGAAGAAATGGAGAATAAATTCATTGATGATAGTGAAGTTGCTAAACTTTATGTTGAGGAGTTAACTAGAATGTTAAAAGAAAAATCTAAAAGTTTAGATGAATTTGTGTCATTAATTGAAAAGAAAATTGGTAACATCGAGGTTAATGAAAATGAGATCTATAATACTTTAGATCAGTTAATGGAAGAGGATCATTTAAATAATATTGATAAAAAGTTAATTGCAAAGAAAAAATTAACAGAACATTTAACAAATAAGAAAGAGTTAAAGAAAATAACAAACACAACTTATACTCCAAATGAAAAGATGTTAAATGCCGTTTTAACAAATAACTTTAACGTATTGTACGATCAGAATCTTTCTGAAACAGAAAAACAAGAATTAAAATATATTTTATCTTTAACGGATAGTGATATTAATGATAAAACATCGCAACTAAAAGAAAACATTTTAACAAAAGTAGACAGAATGTTAACTGAAAGTACTGATGTTGAATTTAACAATAAATTAAATAAGGTAAAAGAAGAGGTAGTAAAAACCAAACCTTCTAAGTATGGTTTTTACAAGTTAAAAGAACTTGAGTCTAGTCTCTAGTTTTCTAGGGACTCTCTTTTCTTTTGTAAGTATATTGCCTTTAGAATCTGATTTCTTCTTCTAACAGAGGGTTTTACATACTCCTGTCTGTCTCTTAATTCCTGTACGATTCCACATTTCTGGACTTTTAATTTTAAAAGTCTAAGTGCATTTTCAATGTTTTTATCTTTGTTCTTTACAATTAACATAAATTTTATTTCATATCTATAATA